CTTTTTCGTCTATTAATAACCAATTGTCTTGTACGTCTTCGCCTAAATCAATTAACGCGTTTGTTTGTGCGCTTAATTCCGTTCCTGTTTCTTCAGCAACTTGTTCTTCGGTTTGTGCGTTTTCCAAGTCTGTAAATTCTAACGGCTGTAACGTCTTAAAAAACAATTTTAAACTTATTCCGTTAAACGCTAAAATGCTGTCAAAAGCTTCTATTATTTCTTCTTGGAACGGGCGAATAACCATATTGTCAAAAAGTATACTTGAATTTTTTAACTCGTCTGCATTTGAACTAAAACCATTTGTTGAAGCTACGCCAAATAATAACGGACTTGTAACGTTGTGCCCTAACATTATTTTCTTTAAACATTCTTCGCTTAAATAAGTATAATGTTCTGGAGCGTCGTTTAATGGTATGTCATCAACTGTTGTTTTGCTTTCTGCGTTGTTGTTAAAAGCTACAATAACTTTTTGTCCCCTGCTTCCTGTTAATTTGTCAAGTACCTTATTTGAAATAATATTTTGTTGTTCGTCTGTTGGTACTCCGTTGTTAAAGTTTACAACTTTAGTTCCAGAAAATCCGTTTTGTACTTCGTTAATTAAATAGTCGCCAATTTCTTCTTCTAATAGGCAATACGGTAAACAACCTTGATAGTCAACATAAGAATAATATTTCATTCCAACCGCATAAGGTTTAGAAAATAATATTTCTACTTTGTCTTTGCTACTTCCAAAAGACGAATAACGAACAGGCGCATATTTTTTAACGTCTGTCCAATCGTCAGAATAATAGTAACCGTTTATTTTTCCTTCTTTGTCGCATTTTTCAGCTCGTAAAAGATTAACAGGAATATGATACGCTTTTAATATTTTGTCGTGCTTGTCGTTATAATGAACTTGAACTGCAAATTGTCCTAATAACTTTCTGTCTAAAACAATTTTTCTTATATCGTCTTTATGTAGTAACGCCATAAATTGTGCGTACTCATTTGGCTTTTTAGAAGCGTCTAACGCACTTAAACCTTTTCCGTATATCAACCTTGCAATGTTGTTTATTATTGCGTTATTCGTTGTTGAATTTGTAAATCGGTCAATAAGGTAAGCATAAAAATTATTGTCATCGCCATATTCAACCCAATTTTCGCGGTTTGCTTCTTGAATTGTTGGCGTTGTGTATGCGCTTAAATTTAAAACGTGTAAATTATTCATATACTATAAATTCATTTAATGTTGAATTAGAAACATATTGATTGTTATTAACCGAAAATGTAACTAAACTTTGAGCCGTGCAAAATATTCTGTCTTTGTAAATAATGTTTGTGCCTACTCGTAAAACTAAATTGTAAAAATGTCCTTCTATTAAACCAAAAGTTGCTGTAATCGTGTTTATGTAGTCTCCAACCGTGCTTGAAGTAATTGCAACCGCTACCGTTATGTTTGTTTGGTCGTCTGTTAATTCCATAACGTTAAACGTGTTATCTCTTGGAATAAAACTAAACGTCTGCGGACTTGCTGAAGGTGTTAAGACTATCATATTTATATAATTAAAAATTCGTGTTTTTGTTCTTTTTTTAAGACAAAAAAAAGCCGAACTATGAAGAACGGCTTTTAAAATAAATTTTTTAATTTTAGTTAGTGTCAACTGTTGCTCCTGTGAAACAGCTACTAACCAATAGTGCGTCTGTGTAAGGTGAAGTAACAGACAAGTGATTTGCTGGAATTGGCTCCATTCCTACAAGCGTCATTGTGTAACCTTGTAAGTCACCCATTGCAGTACCATTTGAAATTAACCCTGTTGTTACGTCCATTCCGTGATTAAGTCCTGCTATAAAGAAATTGTTAGCGTTAGTCTTAATTACTACGTGTGGTCTACCCCAAGCAAGTAATTTCATTTGTTTTGTAGTTACTGCATCTAAACCTTTGATTGTAAAAGTCAAAGTTTGCTCTACAAATGTAGTTCCGTTTTCTCTTGAACTTGTTACAGTTTGCTCAAAAGAATTTGCGCCTTTCAAATCGTATTTAAAAAGTGTTGTAACTCCTGCAATACTATCAATTTCATCTTCTAAATCTACTGCTACGTTATAGGTAATTGCACCCATTGTGCCGTAGTTAATAAAGTATATTGACTTAATACCGCCTACAAACTCTTTACAAACTTCTTCGCGACCGTGTGTTAATAAACAAGCCATTTTGTTTTTGTTTTTTAATGTGAATAATTTAAAGCGGAGTTACCCCCGCTTTTTATTTAATGTTATACTCCGTAAAGAACTACGTCTGAACCGATACCGTATTGAATACCTGCGTTGTAACGTAAAATTACACGAACATTGTTTGAACCGTCAATGTCTGACATATCAATAGTTTTAACAAGTGAGTTGTCGTTTAAAAGTCCGCATCCGAAATAAAGGTTGTCAACTGTTGTTGCAATCATATTGTTTGCTCCAAGTCCGTTAGCCATAAAAATTGGAATACCGTCGTAAGTTAAACTTCCGTTTGTGTACCATTGTGTTCCCTGTGTGTTTGTTCCGTTTGCTCCTAAACCTGAAGCACCGAAACCACCCAATGCACGAACGTACAATTTAGCAATTTTTTGAGATACATAAATTCTTAAGCCTTCGTTTCCGTAAAGTGAAGCAGGAATTAAATCTACTGTTCTTCCTATTTCGCCAATTACAGTTGTTGCGTCTAAAGTTGTTGTCAAAGGAGATGTAACGTCAAGAACAGTTGCGTCTGCTAACATTAAAGTTTTAAATCCGTCAAATTCTCCTGCTGTTGCGTTTGCTCCGTTCCAAATTGTAGTTTCAATTTTAGCTGCTACTTTAGCTGCTACGTGTGCAATTAAGAAATCTGCAAAAGATTTTGGTAACGTTTTAAACGCTGAATAACCCATTTCTGCTGACTGCCAAGATTGAGCCAAATCTAATTTACAAAGTTCAATGTTTACTTGAAATTCTTCTGTTGTTAATATTCTTTCAGTTAGTGTTACCGTTCCTGAAGCTGTAAAATCACAAGTTGCGTTTGCTACGATATCACCTGTAGCGACTTTTTGCATAACTTGTTTGTAAGCAACGTTTGGAAGTATTGATACTCCGCCTTGCTCTAATGTTGGTGCAGACAATAAAGCTGCTGCTAAATACTTACCCGCAAACTCACCTGCGTAAGTTGTAGTAATTACTGGATTTGTTCCAAATGGCATTTTGTTAAGTTTTTAAATTGTTAATATTAATTGTTTATTTTTTCTAAAATTGTGTCCATAATTGTTTTTGGTCTTTTAGAACCGTAAACAAATGTTTCTACTTCATTCGTGTTTTCTGGGTTAAATGAAATTGGCGCTATGTCTGCAAGTTCGGTTACCTCGTTTGTAACTTCGTCAACTTTCGACAACGTTTCTAATTTCGCTTTTAACTCAATATTTTCTTGTGTTAATTTTTCTATTTCTGCAAAAAATGTTTCTTTAACAATACTCTCAATTGTTTTCTTTGCGCTTGGTGTTGCTTCTGCTTCAACTTCTTCTTCTACTTCTACTTCTGGAGCTTCTTCAACAACTTCTTCTTCTTTTTCTTTTACTTCAGAAATAATTCCTTCTTCAATTACTACTAAAATACGTCCGTCTTGTAAATCATATTCTCCAATTGGAACTGGTATTTTTTGTTCGTCTTCAGTTATGATAAAAACTTCCTTGTCCATTTCAAAAGCATCAGCTTCAAAAATTGTTATTCCGTCCATTAACTTCATTGTTTCCAATTTTACTTCCATTCCAAGTAAAGTTTTGATTTGATTAATTACGCTTGTTTTCATTTTTTTGTTTTTGGTTATATTTATATAATTTAACTTTTATTTATTTGTTGTATTTTTAAATTAAACTGCGCCTATTCCTTGCGCTTTTAATGTTCCGTCGCAACACTTTTTATTATATGTTTTTCCGTCTTTACATAGACAACCGCGTATGCCACCTTTCGGACTTGTACGGCTTTTTTCTGCGTCTTTTTTCTTTTTGTTTTCCATTTTGTTATTTTTTTAGTACCTCTGTAACCCACGACTGCATTGAAGAACGCAGTTCTCTGAAAAAACGTATTATACCTTCATATAAAACTAAAGTTCGTTAAATCGCATTAAAACCGTATTAAATCGCATTTCGTGTTTTACTTGTTTTTTATACTTAACGCCCTTGTCTTGTATAAGTTTTTGCGTAATTTTTACTTGACTTTAATTTGCTATTTCGTGTTTTTGCGTGAACTCCTGCACGTTTAACTTTCGGTTTTTTAAGATGAATTTTAACGTTAGTTTGCTTCGCCATTTAAAATAATTTCTTTGATTTTGTCCATTAAAATTTGCTCGTCATTTACTAAACTCATTTCGTATTTGTCCGCAAAATAACCTTCAATAGAAAATCCTTTTACTTCGCCTAATTTAACTTTATTCCAAACTTCGTCATTGTTTACCTTCATTGAAATCATCCAAGTTCCTTGCGGTAAATTAAAACCGTAGTTCGTGCTTTTGTCGTTCTTGCCTTCTACAATCCAACTTTCAACAACCGACATTCCGTTTAACTTTTCGTTATGTTCTAACGTTGCGTTGTTTTGGTTGCTGTTCATAAAAAACAATTCACTTGCTTTTCTAACTGTTGCTTCTGAAAAGTAAATATAGTATTCTTCGTTCTTGTCGTTCTTGCGGTAAATTTGTTTGTTTGGAATTAAAGCCGCACCCATTAAAATACGCTTTTCTGCGTCTACTTCTTTTAATTCTATTTCGTGTTTTTTTAGTGCTAAAAAGTCGCTTTCTATTGCTGGACTTTCTACAA